TTTGTGATATTCACACCGAAGTTTAATACCGCTACCGAGCGATTTCCATTGGTTGAGTTGTAAATCAAAGCCCCATTCGTCGTTAACGTCACATTGGTGAACGTGACATCCTGGAAAGACCAATACGAAGTAGTTCCTTGAAAGCTTGGCGTGATGTTTGTGAGGACAATTCCGCCGGCCGTGTAATTGGTTCCACTGGATTCACCCGCTGCTGTGTAAGCAGTCGTTGAGGCACCAAGATCAGCGTTTGCGGTGTATAAGGCAAGCTTAAAGACATCGCCCGTCCCTGTTGTAAAGTTATGAAGCGCTTGTGCAACCTCAACCTTAAAACTGGTGGTGAGCGTTTGGATAATCGCCATTACACCACCTTATCTCGCACCTGACCAGTACGGTAAGCATCCTGGCGCTCAAGACCATCACCAAGGCGCTTGGCAAGCATCAATGCCTCTTTGTACTTCGTTGTTACATTGGCCATCAGATCCTGTTCAAGCTTAAGGAATGTTGACGCCTCTACCAACGCGCCATACAAAAGCACTGAGTCAAAGTTATCGCTCAGCCAAGTTGTCGTTGAATCATTACCCGCCGTTATGGATGACGGGTAATAAAAATAATGCAGCTCCACCGAGTAACCAGAATCTGGTGTTGGCCCTAACAAGAAAGTCAGCTCGTTGGGAGCGGTTGGGTAATCCGGGCCAAACAGTGCATAACAATACGGCCGGCCAGTATTTCCTGAACCGGTTGGGATTGGAAATGCTTCCCGTATGAAGTTCACATCCTTATTGAGCAGGTAGTAATACGCACCATCCGTATCAATAACAGCCATGGAATATGGGGCCAGGAAATCTGAAGGGCATTGCAAGTAGCGGTTATTAGCAGTACAAGACCCAGTGACGTTCTTGCGTAAGCTAGGAAACTGGATCGTATTAAAGATCCTTTGTTCCGCCTGCTGTGCAAAGGTCGCAAGATTATCCGCCGCAAACGACGTTTCAAGATAATCCTGAATCTGAGTCTTTAACTCACCGTAATTCACGCCATCGGTCCCCTGCACATAACGCCCTTGGTGGCTGCACCAGCACCGCGCATCTTAATACCAGTGGTCTTTACGCCCAGGTTTGGGTTCATGGCCACGCCTGCGGTTGGCTGCCAATCCGGGACCATGTTGTAAGGCATTGCTTTACCAGGCCTTGGAGATGCAACAACCTTGGCACCATCCATCGTATGTGGTTCTGCATATACCGAGGCTGGGCCAACTTCTTTGCCGCCCATCTTCATGGAGTACTTAGCCATCATTTACCCCTTTGGTTGGCCACCCGCGCCATGTTGCGTCCCATAGTCTTCATCATCTCTGATGTTGGGCCGCCTTTTTTCATCTTCTTGGCATCAGGATCAGGATGCGCCCCTTTGCCTTTTGCCATGTGCTTTTTGAGTGCTTCCATCGTCTTCATAATATCTCCTACGATGCCGTGACTGAATTAAGTAACGCCTGCCCAATCAAGTGATTAGGCGTCATGCCTGTGTCGTATGATCTTGCACCACCCACCGGATTAAAGCCCCATTCAATCACTCGGCTTCCTTCAAGTGGAACGCCCGTATACAGTGGGTCAGTTCCTACGGTGTAGTTAGTCTGCATCCCGTTTAAGCCTGATTGGTAATACGAGTTGGAATCGGGACGTGGATTCCTAACGGCTTGAGGATCATTGACCGGGAACATCCCCAATTGAAGCTGAGGCTGATCAGGTTCAAAACACGTAGAGCATACCAGTATATTGACATTTTTTGTCTTGATTGTCAGCGGCTTCAATTGCTTGAGCTTATAGCGGAATCCGCAGCGGTCGCACTGCGCTATAGCCCACTTGCCTGATGCAAACTGATTAGGCATTTAGAAGTTCACGCCTAAGAATGACTGCCTTGGTACAAACCTGATTGGCGCCTTCTCACGATCCTCGCCAGCCGCTAAGTCCCATGACTCATCATACTGAGCCTTAAGCATAGCCATCCTCTCCAAGCCGCCCTCTACTTTCATGGACAGCTTGTATGCTAGCCCTGCTATAAGAGCCTCTTGGAATCTGTATGGAATGTCCTCTACGTTTACACCATTCCCTGCGTCCTGCATCCTACGCATCCGCCAGTAAACCAGTGTGTAGTAAGGCGTGGAAATAGAACCTTGTTCCGGGGCCGGCCAAACCGTAATGTTCGGGAACTTGGTATTGCTCACCGTCGCACCTGACGTATGAGCAGCAGCCGTTGTGTTGTTTTGACCGCGGACTACATTATCTAGCGTTGCATAAGCTGAAGCGCCCGTTGCCACATTTTCGGCTTGGGTTGAAGTACCGTAGTAATAAACCGTCTCCGTACCAATGTTTGCATATCCTGCATATGGTATCCCTGCGAGGCTAGACATCGGTATTGTCGTAACAGAGGAGGAGATATTTGCGGCCAATGTGCCCGTGAAAACATAGGTCTGACCACCCTGTCGATCAATGTAAATTTGTATAGGCCGCCCGGTGGCTAGCTTATTAGGTATCGTCGAATACGTGCTTACCGAGATCCGGCTGATATTAATATCCGTCTGGTTTTGACCCTCTCCTGTACGGATAATAGTCTCTACCAAATCAACTGTATTAATAGGCAATGGGTAAGTGATCTGGTTAGCATAAAGCTGTATAGCTCCCTGCTCCATGGTCCACAGGTTTATGCCACGATTAGCCCACTCAGTGAGTAATAGGTTTAGAGATCGCCTGGCCGTCCTAAGATCGTAGCCCGAACGCAATTCTCGGCCACACCTTTCGTAAGCTTCTTCTACTAATTCGTTTAAGTTAGGATTAAATGTAGTTGTACCTGACGTAGTCATTTTCCTACCTTCCGAAACGGTGCAACCTTTTTGGCTATTGCTTTAGGCTGCGCTACAAATTGCTTTCCCTTTGCTTTACCTTCTCGTTTGGCTTGGGTTGTAGCAGCATACTCCTGTGGCGATAACGATTTTATTGCAGCTTCTGGTAAATATCTTTCACCTGTGTCTGACGAACGCTTTCCGCTACGTGTTCGCCAATTTTGCTCCGACCATGCTTTCAATGATTGCTGAGGGGCTTTCATGAAGTATACCCGCCACCACGTTCTTTGTAACGCTTAGCCAAGAGCTGTGCTTTTCTGGCCGACCATTTTCCTGCGCCAGTCCCCTGGACGGCGGCGGCCTTAATCTGATTAAAAAGTTTTTTTCTCATGGTTGGTTTGGTGTAATTACCAGCTGCATTCACCTTGCCGCCCTCTGCGTACTGAATAAAGTCCGTATCATCCCTGCGGCGCTTGACCTTGGCCTTGGGCATTTTGCTGGGATTGATCGCCCCCATTCCCCTGCTTGGCATCATTTGCTGCTCCTAATAGTGCTGCTAGTCCGAAGTTGCCAGTATCTTGCAAAGGACGCAAGTAATTTGGCGCTTTAAATAAATCAAACGGCCCAAACTCTGGTGCTGGCACGTTGGGCTGTGCGTAATCCGCATAAGTCTTTTTCTGCCCAACTGCCGCCGGTATACCAAACAACGGGAATGGCATACCAGCCGATGTGGTTGGAGGTACAGATGTTGTGGGTGGTTTTGTAACCGTTGTTGTTGGCGGTATGGGTGTTGTTGTTGGTGGCTCTGTAGTGGAAACCGGCGGTATCGTCACGGTTGTTGTCGGAGGGATTGATGTAGTTGGTTCTAATGAAGCTGTTGGAGGCCAAGGTATCGTAGGAGCTAAGGTTGTTGTTATTGCGATCGTGGTTGGCTCTGCGGTCGTTGTTACGGGCGGGATAGTTATTGTTGTCGTCGGCGGAGGTAACGATGTCGTTGTAATAACTATTGGCGGTATGGTGACCTTCTCAGTAACTTTGTCGGTTACCTTTTCAGTTACTGCATCTGTGATTTTTTCAGTTATTTTCTCGGTAACTGCTTCTGTAATCTTCTCGGTTACTTTATCTGTGACTTGCTCCGTTACCCGATCAGTTACTTTGTCAGTTACTTTTTCTGTAACTTTCTCAGTAATCTTGTCAGTCACTTTTTCAGTTACTGCATCTGTGACTTGATCCGT